ATATTACCATTTATTAGCGTAGGATTTGGTTAATTAAAAATAATTTCGTATATTTATAGGATATAATAACACATAATGGCAAATATAAGTTTAAAAACATTAATAACTGAAGCTGAAGATTTTAAAGCAAGAAGTAAGGAAACTGGAAAGTTAGTACACTTCAAATCAAAAGATTCATACGATTCAGCACTAAAAGCTGGAACTCACGAAGACCCTAAAGCTGAAAAAGATAAAGCTCCTAAAGCATCTACAAAATCAAATGATATGTTTGGTGGAGATTATGCAAAAGATAGAGGTGGTGACGCTCCTAAAGTTGATGGTATGGCAACGGTTAATGCAATCGCAGCTGGAACTGGTTTAAGAGCACAAGCGGTAGCAGGGTGGGCCGATGAAAATGGTGTAAACCTTTCTAAAATTGCAGCTGATTTAAAATCTAAAAAGTTAAAGCCAATGGATTTTATGACAGCCGTTAGTGGTAATCCTGGTAACAAATACGCTAAAGATATAATCGCAAAGTATTCAAATACTTCAGCAGCTCCAAAAGTTGATGTTAAATCAATTGTTAATGGTTTATTAAAAACAGCAAATAAAGAATTCGGCCAATCTTGGGAATTGAAGCATGTTGTTGATGATATGAAAGATAGTATAGATACTAGCGATAGGGATGGTAAAGAATTAAAAGCAAGATTGGATAAGGGAGATGAGGGTGTATATGTTCAGACTGATGAAACCGAAGGAACTGTTGTTTTTAATGATGGTTCTCAATATCAATTCCATCACGTTGAAGATGGACCTATACCTGTAACAAAGGTTGGTTCTAAAAATTCAACAAAATTAACATCAATGCTACCAAAGAAGGATAAATCTATAACCGATATAAAGGTAGATAAGCAAGTGGATGTAGCAATGATATCTAAATCTATTTTACCAAACCTAAGAGTTTCAGATGGTAGTGGATATCCTGATAAAGATGCAGTTGAACTTAAAAAAAGATTAGATGGTGGTGATACTGGTGTTTATACTAGAACAAGTCCATCTGGTGGAAACATAATTTTTAAAGATGGTACTAGATTTGAAGTTTTTAGACCACATGATTTCACTAAAACAAAATCTACAACAATTTACGCATCTAAACGATAAACAAAAGGGAGAAACTAAAAATTCTCCCTTTTTTATTTGGTATACTCGACTATTTTTCGTATATTTGTGTATATCCACAATCATATATATAAATGGTAATAGCTCTAAAAAATATACCTCAAAAAACATTTGGAATTATGAGAAATTTGTCGTATATTTGTATTTCTATTATATTTATTAATGTAACGGAGGTGTAGGAAAGACACCAAAATAAAACCATAAAACTTAAACTCTTAAAACTTAAAAGACATGGCTATTAACTTAGACGCAATTAAGAGCAGACTTAACAAACTGCAAAACACCCAAAGAACAACTGTAGAACTTTGGAAGCCAGCACCAGGCAAACACACAATCCGATTGGTGCCGTACAAATTCAATAAAGAAAATCCTTTTATTGAACTTTATTTTCACTACAACATTAACAACAAATCTTACTTATCTCCGATGAGTTTTGGTAGACCTGACCCAATTGTTGAGTTTGCTGACAAACTTAAAAGAATGGGTGATAAGGAAGATTGGAAAGCTGCTAAGAAAATGGAGCCGAAACTTAGAACATTCGTACCTGTATTGGTAAGAGGTGAAGAAGGTGAAGGCGTAAGATTCTGGGGCTTTGGAAAAACTGTATATCAAGAAATTCTTGGTTATATGGCAGATCCTGATTATGGTGATATTACAGACCCAAATGAAGGTAGAGATATTACTGTTGAGGTAGTATCGGCTGAAGACAGTGGTACTTCTTACCCTGTAACAACTATTCGTGTTAAACCAAAGGAAACTCCATTGGCAACTTCAAAAGAAGAAACGGATAAGTATCTAAATTCCCAAAAAGAAATTACTGAACTTTATTCAGAATTAACTTATGCAGAATTGAAAAATGTATTAGAAGGTTGGTTAAATCCGTCTGGAACTTCTGATGATGAGGTATCGGCATCTGCTCAAACCCTTTCATCAACGGCTAAGGATGAGGATGAAGTACCATTCGATACAACTCCATCAAAACCAGCAGCACCTGCAGCTCCAGCTAAGAAAGTTGATGATGTGGCAGCAGCTTTTGATGACCTTTTCAATTCATAAAATAAATAAGTTAATATGGCGAAAGCAACTAAGGAAGTGGACTTAGCAGAAGTACTAGCGGAGTCCCTAAACAAACAATCAAAAGACCAAAAAGTAGCATTCTTTTTGGACAACAATGACTCCCCTACAAACGTAGATGGTTGGATTTCAACTGGAGCATCAATGTTGGATGTGGCAATCTCTAATAGACCTTATGGTGGTTTGCCGGTTGGTAGAATTACCGAAGTTACGGGATTGGAACAAAGTGGTAAATCATTAGTATCAGCACACTTACTTGCCGAAACACAAAAGTTAGGTGGTATCGCTGTATTGATTGACACGGAGAACGCCGTAAGTAGAGAATTCTTAGAAGCCATTGGAGTAGATACAACTAAATTACTTTATGTAGCAGCTGAGACTGTTGAACAATGTTTCGAATATACTGAAACTATTATTGAGAAGGTAAGAACTAACTCAAAGGATAAGTATGTAACAATCGTTGTGGATTCAGTGGCAGCAGCATCAACTGAAAAGGAGATGGAAGCTGATTATGGTAAAGATGGTTATGCTACGGATAAAGCAATTATCATTTCCAAAGCAATGCGTAAAATCACAAACCTTATTGGTAGACAGAAAATCACTTTGGTTTTCACAAATCAATTAAGACAGAAGATGAACGCAATGCCTTTCTCTGACCCTTGGACTACATCGGGTGGTAAAGCAATCGCTTTCCATGCATCGGTTCGTTTGAGATTAAAGAGTATGGGAACGATTAAGGCGAAAGAAAATGGTAACGATAGAATTGTAGGTATTAAAGTTCGTTGTCAGGTAGTAAAGAATAGGATGGGACCTCCGTTACGTTCCGCCGATTTCGATATCTTCTTTGACAGAGGAATTGATAACTATGGAGCTTGGTTGGGAATGATGAAAGAAAATGGAATCGTAAAACAAAGTGGTGCATGGTATGAATATACTGATATTGATACTGGTGAAATCATTAAGTTTCAAGCAAAAGATTTTCCTTCTACATTAGAAACCAATCAGGAAGTAAAAGAGCAAATCTATAAAAGGATTTGTGAAGCAACAATTTTACAATACAAAAAAGATTCACTAGACTCTGATAACTTAGTAGTAGACTCGGAAGTAATTGGTGATTAACACAAAACAAAAACTTATGAATCAAAATTTGATTACAATGCTAAAAACATCAGCTGAAGCTGATAAAGCTAAAGCACTTTTAACTCTCGATTTATTGGGAACAAAAGGTGTTGGTATTGGTGACCATTCTACAAAAGATTTCTACAACAATGCTGAAGAAGCACTTACAATGTTAGTAGATGCTGATGATAGATTGGAAGCAATTGAAAAATACTTTTCTAAGTAAAATAAAGGTTACAAAAAATATGAAAGAATTATACAAAAAATTACTCAATGAAGTAGAATCTGAACATGAATCTAATACCCAAAGGGTAAGGAATGGTAGAGTTCTTATCATAGATGGACTCAATACCTTCATCCGTAGTTGGACTACCAATCCTACAATGAATGAGGATGGTGAACATACAGGTGGAGTTATTGGTTCATTGAATTCAATCGGATATCAAATCCGCCAATTCAATCCTACTAGAGTTGTCCTTACTTTTGATGGTAAGGGTGGCTCTAAGGGTAGGAAGGAATTATTTGAGGGATATAAAGCTGATAGAGGTAAGAATCGTTTTAGGGTAAATCGTCAATACCCAGAAATGATGACTGAAGAAGATGAACAAATTTCAATGAAAAGACAATTTGTATGGTTGGTTGATTTGTTAGATAGTTTACCAATTACTACAATGATATATGATGGTATAGAAGCAGATGATGTAATAGGACACATTGCTAAGCATGTGCTTGGTGAAGATGAAGAATGTTATATTGTTTCTACCGATAAAGATTTTTTACAATTAGTAGATGAAAAGACTTTTGTTTATTCACCAACTAAAAAGAAACTTTACAATAGAGAATTGGTTAAGGAGGAATGGGGAATATATCCGCAAAATCTTTTACTATTCAGAACATTAGATGGAGATAATTCAGATAATGTACCTGGCGTTAAGGGATGTGGATTAAAGACTGTACTAAAAAGATTTCCTGAATTATCAGAAGATAGAGAAGTAACATTTGATGAATTATTTCAAATATGTGAAGATAAGAGGAAAGAGGCTAAAATCTATGAAGATATACTTGCAGCCAAAGATGATGTTTTGAGAAATAGACAAATCATGCAATTGCAAGAACCACATATCAATACAAATACAAAGTTGAAAATTAATGACCGTTTTGCAGAACCTAACAAAAAGTTCGATAAAATGGAATTCATTAAAGCCGCTATGAAGTATAAAATTCTTCAAAATTGGAAAGATATAAACGATTGGCTAAAATCAACATACACGAACATTATAGTAAAATAATTTGGTGAACTCACCAAATTGTTGTATATTTGTACAACTTAAATAAAACATGCAGAGCGAAGATACATTATCAAAATATGGGCAATCATTTCAGACCAAAGTAATATCTGCTTTGATTACGGA